GCTATCAGCAGGGGCGGCGGTTCCACTCCATATGTCACCAACCGTGTGGCCCGTGGTGGCATTGAAAAGAATTTTGATGCCGCTGTCCAATGCAATCGCATTGCTAGTGATTGAAACGCCAGTTGCCTCCGTGGTTGCGAAGTTATCTTTTGACCAAGAAAATGTGTCTGGCGTGCCTGTGGCGTCAATCTTTACATAATAAGTGACCGTTGATGTGCCGCTGTAGTGCCCCGTGAACGCTCCATCATCCAAGCCCGTTCCCGTGAAGCTTGTGTTGGCCGCCCCAATAGTGTCACCAGAATTAAGGTAATCAAATGGACTGCTAATCGCAATGCTCTCAGTTGATGCAATGGTTTGCGTGCCGCTAACAGTCAGATTTCCGTCAATTGTTGTATTGCCGTCAATATGTGCGTTTCCAGTGACGCGTAACTGCTCAAATGAATGGTGTTGAACCTCAACATACACACAGCCTTGAGAGGCGCTTGAGATGAGAACAATTCCCAAATCTGTGGCGAAATATGGGAATGTTGGCGCTGAGTTTTGTAGCGTTCCCGCCGTAGGAGCAACGTGCACACGCTCACCAGCAGTCAACGTGCTTGTGTCAAAGAAAACAATACCACCCAAAACAACGAAGCCAGTGCTACTTGCAGGTATGTCTGTCGGCAATATACCAACCGCGTAACTTTCAGCCTCAGTGTTAGCTGATGCTTTTGCGATTGTTGGTATGGCGGCGCTCTCTCCCGTTAGGTAAACAGGCGAGCCAGCTGTGATTGTTGAAGCCGTGTCATTGTAAACACGAAGAAGATTATCTTGCCCCAAACGCACCTTCAGGGAGCTATCGCTTGTGTAATAACTTACCGCGTCACGTTCTTCATCATAGAAGATGCGACCCTCTTGGTGTGATGGGTCGCCGCTACCTGTGGCCAAATCAAAGTATTCACCCGCGTTTGCGGTGATTTGAATTACTGAATTGCTAGTGTGCTTGGTAAAAAGAAGGCCATCAGCTGTGTTTACGGCCAACTCTCCAACGTCTAGGTCTGATGCAAGCGGTATGTCACCAGATACACTACTCCGCTTCAGCTTGATTGTGTTCGACATCTTCCTGCTCCGACCCTATGGTTTGCGCCTCCATAGCCGTTTGGCGGCCTAGGGAAAGCTCTGAATTGCGTTCTTGCAAGTCCTTATTATGCTGGTTTAACGCCTGTATTTCTATCTCTAGTTGTTCAATCTTGTCATTAGCCTCAGCTAAAGAGGCCGTCAGCTGTTGAACATCCTGAACCTTCTCCAGCAAACCCTTTACTCTTACGTTTGCCATGCGAAGCTTTGCGTCTGCATCTAAGAAGCGCCCCATCAGTTCACCAGCAAGAGCCTCATGCGATTGCACAAGGTATTCTGAAAACTCATTGGCCATTAAAAGGTTCCGCCGTCAATCGTCTTGTTATCCAGCGTTTGAGCGTGGCTTTCAAATACAAAGACATCGCTACCAGTCAAAAGCGGCAACGTTACTGTTCTGTCAGCCGTAAGCTCTGAGGCGGCAAAGATATATTGATGGTCAGAGCTTGCGTCATTGATTTGCGGCGTTGTTAAAACGGGGCTGGTCAAGGTTTTGTTGGTCAGCGTCTGCGTATCAGTTGTGCCAATAATGTCACCAGCAGGAGCGTGTTTGCCGTCCAGCAGGTCAGCGTTCAAGTTGCTGACAACGGTGTTTGAGGCGATGCTGAATGGGGCGGTTCCAGTTGTAACCGTTGAGGTGATTTGGCTTGAAGCAGAGATTGACGTAAACGCACCAGTTGAGGCCGTGCTTGCACCAACGGCTGTTCCATCAATGTTGCCGCCGCTGATTGTTACGGTTGAACCAAGGTCAACCACCCCAGAGGCGTAAATGTTGCTGAATTTATTTGAGGCTGAACCCAATGCCATCCCACCGTTTGAGGACGGGGCCAGCATTGACGTAGTAACCTGCAAGCGGTCAACATTCCCAACCTTAACATCAATCTGGTCATCGGTGTCCGCTGTGATGCTTGTGTCGCCATCAGCATCCAATACAAGCTCGTTGCCATTCATATCAAATGAGCCAGAAACCGTGGCGTTTGATATTGTGGGGGTTCCGCCCAAGTCACCTTCAAAAGTGCCAGCCACAAGTGTCGCAAGGGCGAAGTCTGCGTCACCCGTGTTTACTGTTGTTGTGGGCTCTGTTCCCAGCCCGCCATAAAACTTTATTTTGCCGCCGTCTGAGGCATCACGGAAGAAGCCAGCGTATTCTGTGGCGTTTGTTCCGTTAGGGTCAGCGTTGAACGTGCCATATAGGCCGAAATCAGCCGTGTCTGATGTTACTGCATTGTCACCGTCATTGTTATTGTCTGATGCGACCTTAATGTTCACATCACTAATTGAAACAGTGTTGCTCTCCACGGTTGTCGTGGTTCCCTCAACCACCAGATTACCAGTGACTGTGAGGTCGCCGTCCATGGTATCGCTAACATCAGATCGCAAGAATGAGCCTTCACCGCCGATGTCACGGATGTTGTCTGCACTGTCGCGGTAATAGAGCTTCTGCGTGGCTTCAACGTACGCAATTTCACCAACTGCTATATCAGAAGTTGTTGGCGCTTGGCTGTCAGCCGTATTGCGTTTGATTTTGATTACACTTGCCATGGTTAGCCTCCAAATGTGCCGCTATCTAGTGTGTTAGTATATACGAAGATGTCGTTTGTGTCATCGAATACGATGAATTGACCATCAGTAGGTGTGCCCTGTGGCAAGCCATAACCGCCGATGGTGTTTGGGCCTGCTGGGCCTTGCGTGCCCACTGAGATAACCTTAACAATGCTTGCGTCAACAGATACGGTTGCTCCTGTATCCTGTATGACTAGCTTGTTAAAAATTGGTGATACTACAACCTTATGAGCTTCACTCATCGCGTCACCTCTGGTGATACCTCAAAAGTGCCAGACAGCAAGCGAGTAACCGTGCCGCCTACATCTAACTCGAGGTCATAGACACCCTCAACTGATTCAAGGGTTGCTGTTGCGCCCGCTGAAATAGTTATTTGAATAGTGCCAAGGGCGCCACCCAGTACAATCCTCCCATTGTCTGTAGTGGCCTCCAAAATGGCTGTGCTGTCCGTGACGCGGCGGCGTAAATGCATACGCGCCGTGTAGCCAGTTAGGTCAATGGCGGCATTGTTAGCGTCTGTATATGAGAGAGAAAGGCTGAATGTCGCGCCCTGCTCAATCTTAATGTGATAAGTGCCTGCGGACATTGTTTTGCTTCCTTATGACTTGGCTTTGCGTGCACGACCTTTTTTAATTGGGGTCTCTTTAGTTTCTGGGACAACTTGGTTGCCACCCACTTCATTTGCCAAGCCGCTGTTCACAAAACCTTGAAACATCTTAACTTGCCAATCTTCTGCCGTATATTCTTCACCGACATTAAAGGCCATTGTGACAGACCCGTCTGAGCGTGCCGCGCCTTTTGTGTTTTTAATCATTACGATTTTCATATGAAAACTCCAGTAAGGGGTGGGGGGTGGTTAAGAAAGGGATAACAAACCACCCCCCGATGCACCTTACGATGCTGGGTGTTCCAGAACGCGCATGGCTTCGGCCAATACGACCTCACCACCTACACGGCGACGAGCGATATAACGCACGTTACCAGAAGCGGCTTGGCTGTAAGGATCACGAAGGACGCTCAAAGCAACACGGTCAACAATCATGTAACCACGGCGGAAGTCACCAAAGATTACTGATTTAGCAGAGGCGGCGATGTCAGCGACATCAGGAGCTTCTACATAACCATGGCCCAAAATGGTGTTCGGCAAGCCTGATTGGCCGCTGAAACCAGTTTGGAAGATGTACTGACCAGCTGTGTCTTTCAGTTTGCGAATTTCACCCAAAGTGGCGCGATTCAACATGAAAGAAGCATTGCGTGCATACTCAGACTTCAGACCATGAACCAAGTTCATCAGGTCGTCAGTTGCGATAGCGGCGGCGGCGGCGGCATCAGTTGATGCAACCACTGAACCATTCACAATGCCAGTAGGTTTGTTTGAGCCATCACCAACGATGAACGAGTTGCCTTCAGCTTTTGCAAACTGCTCAGCAAATTCAGTGTTCATTTCGGCTTCCAAGTCAAACACGCTATCTTCCAACAGAGCAGAAGAAATATCAACCATCGCATAAAGCTCATGGGTTGCAATTGTGTTCAGGCTTGTGGTGTAGCCAGTGGTTTCTGTGCGGGTGCCAGCTTCAGCAGTCCAAGCCGCAGAGAAAGTAGCCGTTTTAGACGGAATTTCAATCTCTTTGTTGCTTGTCTGACGGATGCGTGCAACCGAACGGACAGGGCTGATTTCAGTGATTACTTTAATCAGTTCTTCAACATACTCAGCAGGAGCCAAGTTACCAGCAGTAGCGGCAGTGCCGACTGTCAGCGCTTTGACTTCTTCAGGTGCAAGGCCATCTTCGCCTTTGCGGAGCCATGTTTCAAACAAACCAAGTTTGTTATCAATGCCCTTAACTTCTTCTGCGGCCATCTCTGGGCGCTTCAAAAGTTTTTCAAAGTTGTTCATGCGGTCATCAACACCTTTTTGAAACTCAACCTGTTGGGTCAGTTTCTGGTTAATGTCCTCAAATTTGTCCAAGTCAGCTTCAAGATTTTTCAGCTTTTCTTCGACGATAGGGTCAGCAGACCCCTTTTCCTCAATCTGCTTGAGGCGCTCGTCGTTGGTGGCTTTGAATTCCTCAAAGGCTTTGGCCATCTCAACGACTGCGTTTTCGACTTGTTCTGTCATATCAGTCTCCATTTTTTAGGATTTTAGTAAGGGCGCTCATCGCCTCTACCAGTTTAGATGACTCCTCACCAACATCCCGCTGGTCTAAAGTCTTAGTCAAGGCCGCCGCACCAGCTTTGGCCTCATTGCGAGAGAGTCCGCCTTCATCCCGAAGGAAAGTTTCCCACTCACGAATAGTGCGGTCAGACTTCACTGCCTGAACCCTTGCTTTAGGATTCATTGGGAAGGTAACGGCACTAATTTCCATAAGGTCAACAGACTTCAAATAACGGCGCTTGCCCTTATCATCATAGTCGTAGCCTTTTGCATCTACACGGTATCCAATTGACAGGCCGTCAATCGCACCCATTTTCATCAACTCATAAACCTCGCGGCCACGTTGCGTCCCAAGAGCCAAACGCCCTTTGACGCGCAAGCCGCGTGAGTCCTCAATAATTTCATCATATACGCCGATGGGCTGTTTTGCATCGTGCTGGTAAAGCATTTTGACGCCTTTAGCGCCACGGCGTGCAATACTCTTTGAAAAAGCACCCTCTACAACAACATCATTCCCCAAATCAGCATTACCGAATACAGAAGCATAGCCCTCAAAGCCACCTTCTTCGTTTTCATCCGCAACAGCCTTAATCTCGGCTTGTAAGTCAAACTTGCCTTCTTCATACTCAACGGCTTCTTCGTTATGGTCGCTCATATCCTGCTCCTTCGCACCGCGAAAACTTGTCATGCAAACAGCAACCCTTTGGTCTTTGTCTGGGTATTCGGCCCCCATTTTATCGTCGCTCATGCAACGATCCATGAAAGCATCCTCTGATTCACCCGAATTGGGTTTAGGTAGTGGCATAGTATATCCTTTATCCGACTATTTTACAATCGTTAGACTTTTGTTTCAACCGAACTTAACTATATTCCCTCAAGGAGGTCAAACTTAGCAATCGCGTCACCCTCCATCAGCTTGTTATACTCAGCCCGCGATATGTCTTCTCGATTGCCCACCATTAGGGAAATACCTTCCATCAAAAATGAAGCCTCAAAAGCCTCATCTCCAGTTAACATAAAGCACAATGTAACCGCTTGGCTTAGTTCCGCTTTGCTGGCATCATCACCAGCGTCCATTATCTGACTTATCCTATCTCGGTATTTGGACATCAAGAAGCTCCTCCATTATTTCTATAAACCTTGGCGCAACCAAGTCTCTCCTGCCCATCCAGAACGCGGAAAAGTTTTCGGCAAACCATTCTTTCTTGTTTTCGGTTCCGTATTTGCTGGGACTGCTTGCCTTGTGCCTCCAAGTTCCCTGCAAATACTGCAATTCAATCTTGCCAGTTCCCGAATAACCCTTAAGCTTTGGGTTCCACATCTGATGTATGTGGTGCCCAAGTTCATGATACGCTGTAGTTCTGACTTTATTCACAACCCCCTCAAAATAGGCGTCAGTCGTCCAAGGCCTATCCGCTAGGTCGTCCCCGACCTTCCATGTGGAGCTGGCGTCTATTTTTTTACGGCTGTTAACCACGTTATAATCGTCAATCAATTTAATCCGCGTTGTTTTTTGAAACTCTAAGAGCGCAATCTGCTCACTATCATAAGAATCTTGCAGAACCCTAAGCCGCTCCCTTAAGGACTGATTTGTTGGGTCATCCCTAAGCCTAAACTCAGCCGAAAATTTTTCTGCCCTCAAATCCCTCAAGTTTTGCTGTCGCGTTTCTAATTCTTTTTCATAGTCATCAATTCTTTTTTTAGATTTAGCGTAAGCCTCTGCCGAGAATTGAGACTTGATGGGTTTTGTGTCTGCATTGAGCGTTTTGATATTCCACTTCATAACAGCGTCCCCCATGCTGGCTATAGCACTACCGCGACGGATGTCCTTAAATCCGCGTAACCGTGGCACCCCCAACCTATCAGCGATGTCATCAAGCTCTGGCATAATTGCCGATAAAACCGAAGCGCCCTCATCTGAAATTCCTTCAAGTTGCACCTCCCCAAAGTCCTCAAGCTGTGAGCCTCCATATCTACGCACGGGCTTTCCAGCACTCGGCCCCTCATCCGTTATATAACGGTCATCCCTCGCACTGGCCGCCACACGTTGCCTAATCGAGCGCACCGCTTGAGCGGCGGGGATAATAGATATTGACTGGTCATTAATATCTGGGTTGACAGCCGAGTCCCATGGGTTTTTGGCAACTATTGGCACTGCTTCAGGCGGCTTAGGTTGGTCGTCCAAGATAACATCCTCAGCCTCAAGATAAATAGTGACGCAACGGCAATTGATTGTGTTGTGCGCCCCTCCGTTTGGGTCGCCCGTGTGCTTCATACGATACTCAACACCCTTGTAAGGAACAATGAAGTCCTCGTCCAAGTCCACCTGCTGGCCGTTGATTGAGCTGTGCCAAGTTCTAGTTCGACCATCGTTGGTGGCCACCCACTGTTTACGCATTGGAGCATTTTGGCTTCTGGCTACCTCATGGTTCGCAAAGCTGGCCGCCGCGTGCGTTTCTGTTCTAGCTATGGTTACAGCCCTGCGCCTACTGAAAGAGCCCCCTACGCGCTCCTGTATGATCTTAGCGGCTTCTCTAGGGTTGATTGCGGCGTCATCCGCCTCCACTAGCGCACTGCGAATAAGGTTTTGCGTTGTCGTTGATATTCCAACAATCCTAGATGTGGCCGTGTCTCTCATGTAATTACGAACAATCTGCTCATAATCCTGTTTGCTTTTGATTGTTTGAAAGCGCTCTGCCATAGCCAAGATAATTGAGCGATAATGCGGCACAAGAACCTCAGATATTCTGCTCGTTACGTTTTCAAGACGAACGGTCTGGGTTCCTCCAACCTGATACTCTTGGACTGTTGTTTCAGCTATATTCTCAAAAAGGATTGCTAGTTGCCTAGCTAAACGCCGCTCATAGGAATTGCGGATTCTGTTTTGCTCCGCAACCTCTCGCCTTGCTGACACAAGACGCCCACGGCGTTTATGCTCCATCATGGCTTACTCTAATTCTGATTCTTCAACTGGCCGCTTATCAAAAGAGCGCAACAAGTCAGTTCCCAATGCCAGCATATTCATAAGCTGGTCGCGTGATAATGCCATGCAGTAATGGGTATCCTCGTACACCAAATAAACCTCAGCGGGGTATCTTTTAGCGATACAGGGGCGCAAATACGCCAACCGTGCGGGCTGATAGTCAGGGATTTCGTTTTGGTCGCTCATCTCTTAGCCTTTCTGATACTTAGCGCGTTTATATGTTAAATAGTCAGCGCCTTCCTCTAGGTCAGCAAAGCAAGTAACACGGCGCACTGGGTCTGTCTCGTTAGGGTCAACAATCATTGCAATTGCGTGGCCGTAGCGCTGTTCCTCAAGTGATAGCTTCACTGCATAATCGTCAAAGAATTTGTACCCACGTGCACGGGCCAACCAAGGGGTTCTGTTTGCCTCTGGTAATTCAATCTGTGAAAGCGCCCAAGTGTGCTTGTGACCCGCAATATAAAAATCTGCGTTTTGCAAAAACTTAGCCTGCTTCATTGGGCCGTGTAGCTGGTTCCACATTGAATGGCCAGCCATGTCGTGAGCCGCAATCAGTCGGGTGTTTGTTCCATTTGGGAAAGAAAGCTGAATACGGGCTGACCAGTCCTCATAAACCGTGTGTGGTTTTTTCATCCAATTTACTGGGTCGCCAGCGCCACTCCACATATCGTGATTGCCAGCAATAAGAATCAGCGGGTCAATTTCTTTAATAAGCCACTCAACCAGCTTCCAAGCCTCTTTGGCTGTTGCGCTTTGATTCGCATATAGGGCGGCCAAACGACCCACCCAGTTATTTGATACATCGCCGATGCTACAGCCATGCAGACCCTCAGTTTCCTGAATACATTTAACATGACGCCGAAGCGTAGGCCAATCGCACCCATCGTCATCAACGTGTGGGTCGCCCAACCAAGCCAAACCGATAGGCAAATTACTGTTCACCTTTAACGGTATCCAGCGGCGGCTTTCGTGGTTTTCTTTTTTGCGGTTAAAGCTGGCCGTCATGCGCTCTACTAGCTCATCAGGACTTAAATCCTCATCTGGCAAAATTGGAATAGTAATTGAGCCGTCTTTTATGGTGTAAGAGTTACTTGAGTCAGCGCTCTCAATCATTGCATCGGTTCTTACCCAGCCAGCGCAACGAAGGCGATATTGTAAAGTTGTGCGTGGTATCCCCAAGGCATTAGCGGCCTCCGTGATATTGTTATTGTTTGCCGCCATGGCTTCTAAGGCCGCGCTTTTTTGACTTTTTGTCAAACCAAGTTGAGACATATTTCACCTTCTAAAGTTGCTTCAAGGTGAGAATGAGGTATTTTTCACAAAAAGACAAGTCAGTTCTTCACATACACCAAGGCGAAGGTTGCGCTAACTGAGTCTGTTCCGCTACTGGTTAAGGCGCGGACCTCAATATCTGATTTCTCACTCACCACCGTTGGGAAGTGCATATAGCTTTCAATATATTGGTTTTGAAGCGTCAAAACTTCCTTGGTTTGAAATACCCCACCAAAAGAACGAACCTTTAACCTAGCCTCTGAGTATTTGTTTGATGCGGCTGTGCCACTGCTTATGGTGTAAGACAAAATGTAAGCGGTATATCCAGCTGGAACAGTCCACACTGCCATCAGCGTCTGGTTTTCTCCCACTGCGATGTGAGCGTATTTATTAGCTGGAACCCCATCAGTAAAAACCCCGTTGCCAATCCAAATGTCACCAGCTGGCTCCACGCTCTGCACAGAAGCACGGAAAACACGGATGAAGCTGTTTGACGTTGATACTGGGGTTTGTCCAGTAAGCGTAACGGTTTCACTCACCTTGTTGTAGTTTTCATCAAGCCCGTCAATCTTCACAACGGAAACATCTGTATCATCTTCACTGGTTACACCCATAACGCTCGCACTGGATGGATATGAGTAAATGCCACCAGCAGACCAGATGGTTTCCTCATCGGTTGAAACTTCTGCGTTGTAGCCAAACTTAAACAAGCCCTTCTCTGGCCACTTGTCCTGCCTAATCTGCATCCCGTATTTACTATCAACGCTCATATCAATCTCCAGTTTTCAAAGGATGCCCGCTAGGCAAAAGGTCGGTGTCAAACTTACCGCTCTTGTATTTTCCAGTCCGCACTGCCGCCAAAAACACATTCACGCGAGCATATGCCCACTGGTCACTGCTTGATACTGATGGGCGAACAGATTGTGGGTTTGTATTGTAAGCCCCTACGCCCCTGCGGAATACCGCCGTAAGCATACGCAAAGTCACGCGCTTGCCCTTTTTATCACCGTGCTTCGCGTTGTGCTCCTTAACCTTGTCCTCAAGGGCTTTTTTAACAGCCTCGCTGACTTCTTCTTTTGCCTCTTGGGGGCGTGGGAAGCTTTTTTCACAGTCGCCGCAACAAGGGAACATTAAAGCCTCAATCTCTTTACGGCTGTCACGCTGTTTGTCTAGTTCGGCAACCTTGCGCCGCGCCCAAGTTTGTCCGCTGTCGCCGCCCCACAAAAGCCATGCGACTTTTCCTGCGCTTGGATACCCATCTTCACCAGAACGGAAACCCTGCGCCCGCTTGTCTGCCTCATGCCGACTAAAGAAGCTGTGCATACGGCGAACAGTTCTTGGCGATAGACGTTCACGGTTAATTAACTGGACTGCGCGGGCCACACCGACTGCGGTGCCGCCACGATTAAACTCCTTACGCATATCAAGGCCACGCTGTGCATCATTAGCCATAGCCTCAGTCGGCTTTGTGTCCACATCACTTTCAGCCTTTGCGTCATCGTTCAGGTCGTCGTGTGGTATGGATTTCTTCTTGGAAACCCTCTCGTATTCCTCGTGAGAGGAGCACGGCATCACGACTGTGCTACCATCTGGAGCTTTGTGGGTGTGTGTTCCGCTACAGCCTAAACGTTTGGCCCGTGCGGTTGCGTCTGGGATGTTGTCAAAAACATCATCCGCATTAGCTAACTTTCCCTCATAGGTATCAGCGGCTTTCTCCGCATCTGCGTCAGGGTCGTTTGCAGGTGCTACAGTAGGCGCTCCCAACGGGAACAAGTTTGCATTGATATAGACATCATCGCCACCCTCAATCGCCTCAAGGCCAAGGCGCTCACGAGCTTCATTGCGGCTGATAATACCTTCACGGACGGCCTCAACAACATTTTGATAAACCAAACGGCGGCGCTCTGCCATAGCTGGGATTCCATCAAAGTCGTATTTGATTTCCAAGCCTTCCTCATAAAGCGGCGCAAGCCACTCATTAAGGTCGCTTTCAACACGGCGCATCAGCGGGATAATTGTATCCTCATACAGCGCCAAGCGAGCCTCAGCAACGTTGCTATATGTTTGGCTGTCAGGCACGCCAACAAGCTGGGCGGGCACACCAAAACAAAGCGCAATATCACGAGCGCTCATGTTCTTAAGCTCTAGGAAGTCCATGTCCTTAGGTGAAAGGCCCATTTCCTTCCAATCAAAATCACCCTCTAGCAACATAGAGCGGCCCGCATTACTAGGGCCGTTGAACCGTGCGTTCAAATCATTGTGTAGTTGTTGGCGTTGGGCGTCACTTAATTGAACAGGCATACCACTTTCGTCTTTAGGGCGGAATACAATAGCCCCACTTGGGCGAGCACCATTGTTCAAAAGATTTACGTTGTGACGAGCCGCCATGTTGTGCTGGTCAATATCCATTGCCGCCGCGTTAATTGGGGACATCCCGTAGTAGTCATCCAATGGCGACCAGAGCTTAAAGTGTTTTACCTCTGAGTTCCCTGTATCTGGATCAACGGGGTATGATGAAACAACACGCCCACCAAGTTTGTATTCGTAAGCGCTGGGTATTTGCGTCTTACTTGGCTTGATTGCGACCCTGTCAGGGCGTAATAGGTGCAACTCAGCTGGCCGACCAGCAACATCAGAACGCACGGCGTAACTGTTGCCAGACAAAAGCAGAAATGAATATAGCGACTGGAAATACTCATTGCCTGCGAATTGTGGGCTTGGTCGAGATAGCAGGTTTATAAGCGGGTGAGACTCAAGCTCCATATCACCTTGGAAAACCTTAAAGGGAACAGCCGCCGCACCGTTTGCAATCTCATTGACGCAACGGAACACGATTGCGTTCTGTTGATAACCCTCTTTGGCGAGATTTTCATATGTGTAATTTGAGCGAGGTGCCGAGCTTACGCCCTGATACATCACCATCGGAGCCTCTTTACGCTCTATCTCGTCGCTTGTAAAAAGACCGCTGATTGTGTCTAGGATACCCATTTAGCTTATTCTCCAACTAGCCTGTCCGCTTGAACGGCTCAATTCTGTCAACGCCCAAACTAAGGCATCCATTCTATCGGGTGATTTACCCTCACCCATATACTCGCACATCTGTGTTTCTAATATATCAAAATTTCCAGCGTGTGACACCCTCTTTTGTTCATAAAGAGCCGCGATAGGTTCCGCCCTCACCATCTTGCCCCTTGTGGCCGTCACCTTTTTGTATGAAACAGCGGTATCAATGGTTCTTAACAACCTTTCAACCAAGTCACCACCATTGTTCACCTCCGCTATCATTTGGTCACAATCGTAAAGGTAAAAGGCGTCTACAGCCTGCCGCATCCACCCGTCAGGTGATGCCTTGATGCTTTTATCCGCCAACACATAAAACCTATCATCTACACCGCGCCCCGCGACAACAATACCAGTTTCATCAGAGTTTTCTGAGTTTGTAACTGCGGGGTCAATCCCGACAACAACACGAGACATCTGTGGTAAAGCGTCCCTATCAACACGCAAGTTGTCAATCTGAAGGTAACTCCACAAGGCGCCCTCTACATCTTCAAGAACCTCCGCATATAACTCCTGACGCCCAAGGCGCGTCCCTCCGTATAACTGCTCAAGCTGTTGTATAGCCGCATCAGCAAGGTTTTCTCTGTTTTCAAAGGTTGTTCCCCTAGTCACACAAGTTCTTTTTCTTTCAAGCAGGGTTTTTATCAGCTTTGTGGGCTTAGGTGTTGTGGTGATGGTGCATTTGGGGTCATGGCCTAAACGCAAGCCAAACATAAGCTGGTCAAAAGTTTCTGGGTATCGCCAAGCCGCAATCTCATCACACCACGCATGGTGAAACTGAGGGCCGCGCAACCTTTCTGGCTCCGTAGCCGTGAACCCAATAATCTTTGAGCCATTAAACAGACGGATTTCTTGGCTGGATGCGTTGTATCCCTGCCCCCTACCCTGCATCAAAAGCTGTTTAGGTATGAACTCAAGTATTCCACTTGGGCCGCCAAAGGCCACGCGCCTCAAATCACCAAAAGTGGGGACAACGACTGCGACTTGGGTGTTTGGGTTTTTTAAGGCAAACAGGGCGGCGTCACGCGCCCCCGTGTGGGTTTTTCCAAATCCACGCCCCGCAAGTATCAGCCATATATTCCAATCACCCAGTGGCGGCTTTTGGCTGGCCCTCGCCGTGTTATCCCAATCAGTTGATAACGTGATTACCGTCCTCAGCCTTTCGTCCTCCAACTCGTTCCAATATTCCGCAAAGCTGGACAAAGCTGTTTGGGATTCCTGCATCGGCTGTCACCTTCTGTATTTCTTGCGCTTCACCTAGCGCTAACTTACCCGCCTTCTGGGCACTAATTAACGCATTCGCCAAGTCTCTTAACTTGGTCGTATTTAGCGTTTCTTCCTCCTGCAACTCCTGAAGCCCGCGCCCGACTGTTTCAATGATGCCATTCGCGGCGGCCAAACACCTCTCGTCATGGAGCCTACTGACCTCCGCAAAGCTGGCCACCTTAACCTTCTTCGTCTGATCGCTTAGATTTTGCTGGAAATCATCGCGTAGCTGTTGCCACTTATCTTTTCTCGCCCAACTACCAATCGTGTTTTGATGTAAGTCATGACGCTTTGCAAGTTGCCCGTAACTAGGAAACTGACGCACCTCGTTTTCATCAAGATAGCCCTCAACAAACTCTGAACGAACTAAAATCTTTATTGATTCTGATATTTTGATATTATTTGACATGGCCCCTGACCGCTACATACTTTGTGATACTTGACACATAATAACCAGCATTGGTTTCGGTAATCAAGCGGTATTATGCAAAGCCTGTTTCTAAACTCATGCGCTAATCCCGTCAAAAAAAGTCTTGAACTCTTTATGGGTGACGGGCGGGTCATCCTTCTCCAAAAACTCCCGCCCGCCATGGTGTTAAAACGATGGGTCTCGATAAGCCAAACGGCGGCCAAACGAAATTTTGGTGTTACCATACTTGTTCCACCGACCAGTTTCTTCATTCTTGCGAACCTCACACCACCGTCCTGAACGGTCTTTTTTCATCCATGTTGGTTCGCTGTCCCAATCTGTCGTGTATTTATATTCTTGGCTTTCCGACAGACCGTTGTTGTCGATGCGCTCGTGGTGATCATAAGTGATACCGATAATTCCCTTTTCCAGCTTTTTAACAACTGTTACAGGCGAGCAGTCTGACCAAAAATACCTTGTGCCACCCATTCCAACCTCAATATCAGCAAAGTCTTTTTGCCCATAATTTTCGCTGATGCGGTTTGTTAAGCTTCCGTAAGTCATGTAAATCTCCTTTGTTGCGTTGACTACATGATTAAAGTAGCGCCACTTTATACATTTGTAAACAGTTTATTTATAAAAATGTAAGTTTTTT